CCGGAACGTTAGGCATGTGCTGGTACGGTTGAACAACCGAGAAGTAAGTGCCCGGGCGTTTGGACATACGTTCATGACCATTAAGTTGAAGATTGCATGAGCCATGTTCCTGGAAGTCATAGTCTTGGGCAGCAGATGTTTTCTTAACTGTCCAGACTAAACATTTAACCGGGTGATTGAAGTTAAGACGGACTCTTTCATCAGATGAGTTGTTTTTGACATGTTCTGAGCCAGTGTGCTGAAGCTGTTCAATGAGGTATTCGTGTGAAATCTGGGCAAAGCGGCGGCGTTCATCCGTGTCAAGATAGATGTAATCAACATATAACTTAGCATCAGAAGCCATCTCTAAATCAGAATTACCAATTGCTTGGGCGAATTCAACATTGATTTTGACTTCATGGTACTGAAGAGCAATAAGAGGGAGAGCGAGTCCCGGATTGCGACAGAACCAGAACTGGAGCGGAATGTAAAGAAGAGCAGAACCTCCGGCTGCTTTAGCAGAGACTGGTGGGTCCGCGGTCAAGTCCTCAGCCACTGCTTCCGGCATGACAACTCCGTGACCAATCATTTCATCATAACCGTCTTTCTTACCCGCTTCTTGAGTAAGTTCGTTCCAGACCTGAAGCCATTCGCCAGTGTGACGGTCTATGCGCTGTCCGCCGATTTCAACTTCAACATTGTTGATAAGTTTGTGTCCAACATGTTCCCACGTCGAAGCCGTCGTTGACGACATTTTAACCTGAAGGTAAACACGGTGAACTAAATCACCGTTGCGGGAAACTGTGCATGAAACTTTTTTCCCAAGACCAATGGTACCGTTGAGCGTTTGTTCAATAGCTTCCATTGAGAAGTTAGTGTGTCTGCGGTATACGACTTTGAAGAATGTGATTTGCGGATTGCCTGTAAGATAGACATCCTGTGCGCCATAAGCTACTAATTGCATTAATCCTCCTCCCATTTTTGTATTATATAATTAAACATAGAAAAAAATTAAACTAAAAATATATTATATAAAACTTAATGATATTTTTCTATTATTAATTTCTAAAATATTATATCGAAGATAATAAATATTTAAAACTTGAGATTCATTCATATTTTTTGTTTTAATTTGAAATCTCGATTTAAGAATATTATTCGAATTGAAAAAACCACATGGTTGTTCGGACAATGGATTTAAACTAAATGAAAATAAATATATATTTTTACTCGGAATATTTTTCATGAACTGATAAGCTTGTACTTTCGACAAATAAACATCATCTTTTTCAAAAAAGCATATTTTGTTATCTAAATATAGTGAACAATTTTCAAATTTTTCATAATTAACAGTATTAATATTAGAATTTTTCTTAATTGTCCAATATAATGAATCAATAAATCCGTTAAGATTTAAATTTACATCACACATCTTATTATTTTTTAAAATCTTACTAGAATTTTTTATAACTTTAATTAAATATTTAAGATTATTATTTAAAAAATATTTTCTTTCATTTTCCTCAATAAATATATAATCAATATATAATTTAGATTCAATAGTAATTGTATTAGTATATTGCGATTCATTCTTAACTAATTTTGATAATAATTCAAATTCTATATTAATTTTAACATCAGAATCAATAGATAATAATGGAAATGATATACCCGGTTTTCTACAAAACCAAAATTTTAGAGGTATAAATATTATTTTTGAATAATTATGAGTATTCATTATATCAAACATTAATTCATTAATCGCATTATTTTTATTTTGCATGGCTTTATTAACTTCAATTTCTGCATTCGTTCTTTCTATTTCTATATTATCATCGTATTCACCATTTTCTATTTTTTCTAATATTAATTGCAATATACTTTCTTTCTCATTCAAAATTTCTGTCATATTTTCCAGATTTCTTTCAGATTCTATAATTTGAGGAGATGAAACATCAATTTCTCTTCCAGTCATGATATCATATCCTTCTTTTTTTGTATGTTCTTGAGTTAGTTCATTCCAAATATACATCCATTCTCCGTCAAACGAATCAATTAATTTCCCTCCTATTTCTATTGAAATATTTTTTAATAATTTATGCCCAATGTAATCAATCCAGTGTATTGAAGAAGGAATATTATTCAACTTTATTTCTATGAAAATATCATAAATTAAATCTCCAACTTTGGGAATAATACATGAAACTTTTTTCCCGAAATTAACTGTATTATTGAAATTTATAGGTATTGATTCTAAAGAAAAAGCAGTATGTCTATAGTAAACAGATGAAAAAAAAGAAAATTGAGGAAATTTATTAATATGAATCTCATTTTTAGAGGTAAATAATTGTAATAATCCTCCTCCCATATATTCTATATTTCATAAATTAATTTGAAAATACTAATCCACCCATTCCTGAAATAATTCGGAATACATTATAGTTTAATCCATACACACTAAAAACTCTTACATTATCTTCCGGATGTGTTTTAATCAATAATTGAGCTTTATCGATACGACTCATATTACATGACCCAGATGGTTGTTTATTTTCTGGTTTTAGACAAAAACTATAAACATGAATAGGGTTACTAGAATCAGGAATATTTGTATGGTGTTGAAATGGTTGTATGTGTGAAAAATATTTCCCCTTTCTTTCAGCTAATCGTAAATGTCCATTCAAAAACATCTGACAATTTTTTAATTTTTTAAAATTACAAATTGTTTTATCAGAATCTTTTAATACCCAAATAAGTTCTTTTACCGGATGATTCATCTGAATGGGAATTGTGTGCGTAGATGAAATTGGTACGTTATTTTGGTTTACCTCAATATATTCATTCCCGGTATATTGTAATTGTTCAATTATATATTCATGGGGTTTCTGAGTAAATATTTCTCTTTCAATTGAATCTAGATAGATATAATCTGTAATCAATTGAATTTCATTTAATTCTATTTCATTCTGGATATTTATTTGATTCATATCATATAATTCATTTTCTAACTGTACAATTATCTTAACTTCATGAAATTGTAATGCAACCAAAGGCAATGACTGAGAAAAGTCAGAACAAAACCAAAACTTTAAAGGGATATACAGTGTATAATTACCTGCTTCATAACTCGTAGAATCAATTGCATTATCAGTTGTCATCTTGTATACTCCTGGTTTATTATTTACTGGTGTAGTTAATTCATTCCAAATATGCAGCCATTCTCCAGTATGTTTATCTATACTCTTTCCACCGACTTGTATTTCAATAGATTTTATCAAAGAATAACCAATATATTTAATATCTATTTGGTTTTTCACGTTTAATTTCATCTGAAGGTACATTTTATTGACTAAATCACCGTTTCTCAATAAGGTAAATGATATTTTTTTGCCCAAATCAATTTTATTTCCATTTTGTTGGTCTGGTTCAATATTAATTGATTCAAGAGTGAAATTAGTATGTCTTTTGTATACAACTTTAAAGAAAGTTATTTCTGGATTTCCAAATAATATACTATCTTGTTTTTCTCCGGCAATAGCTAATTGAATATCTCCGCCTCCCATTTTATATTAAAGATATATATACTAATATTCTTATATATTATTTTGAAGTTCAAATGTTTGTTAAGAAAAAGGTTAAAAATAGAAAAAGGATTTCTACACAACAAAACAATACTATAGATTATCAACACTCAAATTTTCTTGAACAAAGAAAAATCAATACAGAAAAATTAAAAAGTCTAAAAAAAAATCTTTTACAGAATAAAATTGAATTAAAAAAGATAAATGAAATTAAGGTAAGTAATTTGAATACTACCTGGAAGAAAAAACTTGAATTAGAAAATACTATTGAAAATATAAAAAGTGAAATAGCAAATTTAAGTAAAATAAATGATGAATACTTCTTGGAAACAGGTCATTTACTTTTTGATTATTATGAATGTAAAAATACAAAAAATGAAAAGGAGAAAAAATCGTTCTCTAAAAAAAACGTTTTACAATTCTTTGTTGAAGATGAAAAATCTACTGAACAGACTAAATCAAAAATACAAACAAATAAGAAGAATTTAAATGATATTATAAAAACTTATAATTTAAAAACACATTTTAATGAAAATAATAGTGAATTTGATAAGAATATTCAAAACTGTTTTATTAAAAATGAAAGATTTGTAGAAACATGTAAAACTTGTAATTGTTTTAAAATAATAAGTAACAATGATACTTTTCTCATCTGTCCAAAATGTGGAGTTCAAGAATATATTTTATTCAATCACGAAAAACCTTCATATAAAGAGCCTCCTAAAGAATATACACATTTTGCTTATAAGAGAATAAATCATTTCAATGAATGGTTATCTCAATATCAAGCAAAGGAAAGCACATTTATACCGGAAGATATCATAAATCTTATTCGAAAAGAATTACAAAAAGAAAGATTAGATGAACATCAAATCAAAAATATACAGAATAAAAAAATAAGACAATATCTTAAAAAATTAGGATTGAATAAATATTATGAACATATACCGCATATTAAATCTAAGTTAACAGGATGTTCGCCTCCAATAATTTCAAGAGAAACAGAAGAATTATTAAGAATAATGTTTCGTCAAATTCAATTACCATTTTTTAATCATTGTCCTAAATCAAGAAAAAACTTTTTAAGTTATAGTTATGTTTTGAATAAATTTACTCAATTATTAGATATGGATAATTTATCTAAATGCTTTCCATTGTTGAAATCCAGAACAAAATTATATCAACAAGATATAATCTGGAAAGGGAT